AATCAAGAAAAGCTGGAAGTGCTTTTTCAATAAACCACTTAATGAACGGGGCAAGCACATTATCCCAAGCCCAGGAAATAGCTTTACCGATTGTGTTTCCAAGACGCTTGAAAGCATCCCCAAGCTCTTTAATTGCTTTCTTTAACGGTTCAAAATCAATGGAAGCAATCAGTTCTTTGATCTTATCAAGCCAAGGGAACTCCATTGTAACCGGGGCAAGCTCCCAATTCCCGATGTTATTATCATCATTGTTTCCAGTATCACTGCCTCTGGTATCTTCCAGACGGTTAATAACATCAAAGCCAAGAAGCTGATTCTTCCACTCTTTAGCGGCTTTTGCTCCCTTGTTTGTTTCTTCAGCCCATTTCTTACTAGAATCAAGTGCTTTGTGGTAAGTAGACCGTCCACCAAGAACCGCAAAGAATTGTGAAACAGCGTCAGCAGCTTTTGTTACCAGATTAATGATAGCAATAATAATCGGTTCAACAGTAGAAATCAGTTCACCAAAAGCAGCTCCAAGCTGATTCCTCATTTTCAAATGCGCTGAAGCAATACGGTCAAGAGACTGAGAAATGCAACTTCCAATCAGTTCACTATAAGCGTAAGCGTTCTTAAGACCTTCCTGAAATTCATCAGTAATGCTTTTAATAACAGAACGAATTACACGGTAAAAAGCAACACGCTTTAACGCTCCAAGAAGCTTCCCAAGTTTACCAGTTGCACCCGCTGAAGCTTCGCGGAGTCTACGCAAAGAACGTGTGAAAACGTTAAGCCCTCTGCCACCAGTTTCACCAGTCCTGGCAATATGAATTTCAAGATTTGAGATTACTTGTGGCATCCTTAGACTCACTCCCTTGTCTTGCTTTCTCGCGCTTTTCCAATCTGCCGCTCAATGACATGAGCTGTGCTGTGAACGTTTCAAGAGTTTTCTTCTTCTCTTGCTCTTTCTCAAGCTCTGTCAACGGAGTTATTCTATGCGGCTTATCAGGATAGTTTCTCTTTTGTCTCTGCTTAACGCTCAAATGGTTATGCAAAGCTACGTCTAAACCTTCATAGAAGTAAAAACCTTGCATCCACATTTCTTCATTGCGTTTTTCTATTTCAAGCTGATGTTTTTCAGCATAGTATTTAAGCTTTGTGTAATCTCCGTTCCAGAACTCATCATAAGACATTCCATACATCATGTAATAAGGACATATCTTATCAAGCATATCTCCAAACGGAGTATCACTTTCTACAACTTCTTTCGGATTGCTTTGTTCTTCAAACGGAAGATAACTTTCCGAAATTAAGTCATCTTCCAGGACACGTTTCCCCCACGGTCAGTCAGCTCGTTAATGGCTTCTTCAAGCATCTTGCCGAGGGCTTCTGCAAGCTTATCAATCTCGTTACCATCTTCATCATATTCCGGTTCTTCATCTTCGCTGCTCTTCTTAAGAGCTTTGAAAATCTTGTCAGTAACCTTCTTGGTAACGTTTGGATGATTGGCCAGGAAAGCTCCATAGAAAATTACTTCCTGAGAAGTAAAAACAGCATCGTCAAGCTTTGCGAACTTCACTCCCATGCGCTCAAGCTTCTTCAGAGAGTTAGCAGTATATTCAAGCTTGTAGTGCTTCCCTTCATAATCAAATTCAATGCGGCTTTTTTCACTAGGCTTCATTTCATTTTTCCTTTCTTGTTTCTAAAGTAAAAGGGGAGGAAAACAATACCTCCCCTATACAATTAGTGCTTAAGTAGACGGTTTATCTGCCCAACCAGCATACTGGTTTTCAATGATCTGGACAGCTCCCTGGACAGCTTGAGCTGATTCAACATCCGGGAAGCCCATCTCACAAGGTTCTCCCCTGAAGTACATACTCTGCGTATCACCAGGCAAGGTAATTGCAAACCACATACCCTTGCCACCAGTCAGCGCGGCATACTCGGTAACAATGGCATTCCAGTCAGACCTGGAAGTGGGATTGACATTAACATCAAGAGACACGTTACCATCGTTCCCCATAAGGCCCTTAACGAAACGGTGACGATAAGTCTCGGAAAGCGGAGTAACGTCATACTGCTCATATTCAGCAGCAAGACCGGAAATACCAGTGACATAATCCGCAATATTCAAAGTTGCACCGGACGCTTTTTCTTTATAAGCACTTGCCGCAGTGGGCCTAACCCCGGCAGTGGCTTCAGGAGCATAGCTGATAGAGATACCAGCCGTTGAGATTTCACCAGGCATTATTTTTTCTCCTTTTCAGTAGTATTTTTGCCCTTTGGGATCTCCGCAAAGCAATAAGGGCAGATTGCTTTGGTATGGGGAATAGTTTTACCGCAATAAGGACATTTCATATCATTACTCCTCTGGCATTTCTTCTGCACTCCCAATTACTCGTCTATACTGCGTTACGATTCTGAAAGTGCTGTCTCCATCATCAAAAACTATCTGACTTGATTTGATGTAATACAACGCTTTGAAAGCATCAAAAACAACATCAAGAATCTCATAAGCCTTGCTGAGAGAATCATTCTGATTATTAGAACGGATCTGCACTTCAAAAGTGCTTCTTCTAACATCTTGAACGCCGCTTAACGAAACATTCTCTGAAGCAGTCGCACTGCTTATTTCATGAATGAATACAGAAGGGAAAGAAGCTGGGACAGGTTCATACTTGCCAGAAATATAAGCATCTGGAAAAGCTTCAGCAACTTTGTTATACACATAGGTGTAAACACCTTTTCTTGTATATTTCATGCCCTGAACACTCTCCTTGCTGTTTCTCTCACTGCACCCATAATCGCGTTATAAGCGTTTTCCATGCCGTTTCTTGGCTGAATAGCAGTGTATCTGATTCCAGCAAATTCCCAATAGCCCTGGCGCGCATACTGGCCTATATAATTACCATTAGCGTCCATGCCTTTAGCTCTGGAATAAGAGCCGCTTTCAACTTCAAACGGCATTGAGTTTGCATACATGTTTCCGGTATTGACCGTATCACCAGCACCAAACTCAAGAAACACAACTGCATCACCGTTAGCGCGAACTATGGCAGTATTTCCATTGTGTTCAACAGTAACCGCAACAGCACCGCCAGTACCGTAAGAATCTTCTGCTGCTTGTCTTCCGATCTGTGCAAGCTCTTCTAAAAAAACGTCCACTTGAGAATCATACCATTCTAAAAGACGGGCATATTCCGCTTGCGCTCTTGCAATGCTTCTCGGATTTAAAGGATCAATAACAATTCTATGATTAGCCATTACAGAACATCTACTTCCTTAACAGCATATAGAATGCTATTCAAACTCTTTGCGATCTTTACAACAACATAGTTGTGCGGTTCTTCATTCGGATTCTTACCTATCCAAAGAATAGATTCTTCTGTAATAGGGCAGTTCATATTACAAGTGCTGATAACCTTTGTGTAATTCAGTTCTTTACCAAAAACTTCAACACTCGCATCTCCCCTGGCCGGGGAAATGTTTGCTTTCATACGAACTGGATTATTATAGGTTTTGACCTTCTCACCAGTTTTAAGCCCGTCAGAATCTACCGCATCTTGCAAAGATTGATACAACGCATAATAAAATGGCTGCATGTTTCTTTTTAATCCGCGCATTAAGTACCACCAAGCTTTATAAATGGAGTTACTTCAGAAAGAAGTTGCTCAGAAATCCAGGAAGACTGATACGTTCTTGTGATACCGTTCTCTGTGTGCATTACTTCACCTTCAGCCCCCATCTTGTTATACAAGTCAAGAGCTATACGCAACTGCAAATCAAGATAACGCGCATCAAGAACAACTTCTCCGTCACTATTAGTTGGATAGTTATGAAACGGATAAAGACGGGCAAGAATCGCGTATTTTGCAGTTTCCAGCAGATCGGTAAGCAAATCTACGTTCTTCTCTTCCGTTCTCCGCATCAATCTGTCAAGTACGTTCATCTTTCCCGCCTCACTTATTAGTTGCTGTCTTTCTTTGGCCTACCACGTTTTTTAGTGGTTTCCACTTGCTCCGGTTTCTTATCCTGTTCAAGTGGGGGAGTGGTATCAGCAGTTAAGCCGATTACCACCCCACCATTAATTTTGCGACTCGGTACGTCCATACCGATTAAGTATTCGCGGTAGAAGCCTTGTGAACGTAGATACCCTTCACCTTGTTCTTGAGAACAAACATATCATGGTACACACGGAGGTCGAACTTATACGCATCAGCGTTAATGTTCTGGCTCGGCATCCAGATACGGGGAACTTCATGCTTCACAATAGGCATAACAGCGGAGGGATGAACAATCATGAAGTTGATTGCAAAGCCGCCAGCGGTAGGAGCAAAGCCAAAGTTGGAAGTACCGTCATAAAGCGTAACCGCAGTATTGAAGCGGCCCTTCGGAACACGAATAACGGGCATATTATTGAACACTTCGATTTCATGGTTCACACCGTTCTCATTTGCAAGAACACGGGTGATCTTGCTCTTGATACCAGCATAGAACTTTTCAGAAGAGAACAGAATGCGGCCCTCTTCGGGAACTTCGTCATCACCCATCTGCTCCTCGGCCTGGTCAACCAGGGTGGGGCAATCCGTAGTACCCACGGTAATATCCGCAGAAGTACCACCCACGCCAGTCGCGCTTGCCATAACAGCAAAACGGTAAGCGTCAATTTCAGGAACTTCCTTGGTACGGACAAACTCACTTGCCAGAGTGCCAAAAGCCATGCCCAGGGTTTCCTCATCGTCCATAGCGTCAACCGTCAGAGAAATGCCACGGTCTTTGCTAAGAGTGTATTCATCCCATCCAGCATTCACACTGCCAGTGACAAAGCCAGTGGCGCGAGAATAGTCTGCAAAACCGTCCATATCGGTCTTGAAGATGGAAACTTTGTTGCCACCGTTGAATTTTACGTTCTGGTTTGCACCTTCCAGAATCGCGGTGAGAGATTCACGCTTATAAATTCCGTCCAGAATCGGGAGGAATTTTTTAGCAAGAGCAATAGTATTAGGCATTGTAATTTCTCCTTTTCTTTATCATTTTTTATTTATAACCCGGCATATTTCATTGCCAGTTCAACAATTTTGTCTTCAGACGTTTTCGGGGCATTTTTAGGTGCAGAACCTTTTGACAATCCAGGTTGATTCCCCAAAGCCTGGGTTTCGAGGTCTTTCTTAGTTGCTTCAATAAAAGCAAGCTGATTCTTCATGACGGTATCTGTATCACCGTCAACCTGTGCTTTTGCTGATTCTTCAGCAAGCTCGGCAGAGTAACCAGCGGCAATATAATTTGCCTTGAACTTATTCACTTTGTTTTCACGCCGCAAAGCTTCAAGTTCTTCCCTATCTTTCTTTTCCTGCTCTGCTCTCTCAGCAGCTTTCTTTTCTTCTTCCGTCTGCTTTTCCCTGAGCTGTCGCTTATATTCAGCAGCTTCGCTATTTGCTTTTGAAAGAGCTGATTTCAAACGCTCTTCATTTTGCGTATTAGCTGGGGCTTCAAACTCATAACTCTCAAGAGCTTTGAGCTTGTCTTCAGCAGACATGGCCTCATAACCTTCAATCTTGGACAAATCAATCTTCGCCATCTCAAGTCCTCCTGCGTTTAACAAAGCTGTTCACTCAGCATTTCTTTCCGTTTTATAGTCTTTTCATGACTTCTGCGTTTTTACGTCTTCACTGACGTTTATGTAAAGCTTATCTGAAAGTAAGCCAGCACAAACAATTTATATCTTCTTCCGGTAAACCAAACTGGCCTGGGAACATTGCATAGTGACCGTTAAACGTGTTGAACAGTGCGTCTATAGGAACTTCCACATTATCAAGATAGATATGCGTATCTCTAGAAGTGGGAAGCATCATACAATGCCATTGTTTCATAGTTGCACCAGACTTGATAGCGGCATTGAAAGCAGCTTCGTTATAGTCTCTATGCGTTTCCGTATCTGCCAGACGTTCAATATCACTCTGCGGATCACCGTTGTTGAAGTGCTGCCGTACACGCTCACGCCAGTTCATACCATCAATATCACGGTCAATGATTTCCATAATCTCTGTGATAGTGAAATCTACACTGGTATAAAGCATCATCTCTGCATCGGTGATACCATCAGCAGCAGCAAGCAAGAACAAATCTAACAACTCATCAATTATATCTTCACAATCTTGAGCAGAACGAATCTTGCCATCTTCAAAATGAATAGAAAGACCTTCTTTGAGCTTGTTTAGCTCATCAAACGGCATCAGGTTTTCCATCATCATTCACCTGGCCTTTATTGTCATCCTCTTCATCATCGTTATTAGAATCATCTGAATTATCTGAAGCATCAGCATCAGCATCATCTGGATTATTCTTATCGTCTGGATTATCCGTTTTCTTTTCTTTTGGCTCATCTGGATCTCCCCAAACAAGCTTGAGATACTTTTCAGACATTTTCATATCCGACACTGGATCATTGGAAATACCAGACTTAGCAAGAGCAATCTCAGGATGCAGACCTGAAGCAAGCAGAGTGTTAAGAGCTTGCGCTTTGCTCTGTACATTTGCTGTCTCGTTCCGTACAAAGTTAAGCTCAAAATCAATAAGTGAAATATCGAGGATTCCACGCCGCTTCAGAACATCTACCAGGATTTCATCAAAATATCGGTTGCTCTGCCTAAACAAATCTTCAGTGTTTCTTGCAGAGCTTGCGGCCTGTTCCCATCCATCACGGAAAAGAACCGCTGTTCCGGTATCACTTGTTGAACGTCCACCCTTTGTGGTTGTCGGCATACAACAAATACGCAAAATCTGGTCATACAAATTGTCTACCAGAGTTTGAGTCTGCTGCTGGTCAAGCTCTTCAGAAAGAATCTTGAAATCAGCTTTGTTCTCTCCAATAGACTTAAGCGCAATCATGCCAGCTTCACGAATTTGAGCGGCAGTTGTACCTTCTTCAAACTGGCAGTTGACCGCAATAATAATACTCTGAATGAACTGTTCCACACCGTCAATCCGGTTTGACTGGACATTATTAACAGCGTCCAGGAGACTGGTAACACTCTCAAAGCTTCCCATATTAACAGAATTGTATCTGTACTCAATAATAGGAATATGATTGAGATAATTACGCTCCACACCTTCAAGAGAAAGTGCCATTGTGGAATAGTTTGGAATATTAGTTGTCTTCTGTGGCGTAGCTCTGCCGCGCAGACGGAAAATGTTTTTATTGGTGAACACATCAATAGAAACATTCTCCGCATTGATAACCATGTTCACACCAAACAACGGTTTCTTTCCTGGCCGCAGAGAATACACCACAAAAGCACTTCGCGGATCTAGCACATAGCAAACAAGCGGAATATCTTTATCTTCAGTAGGCTCAACATAAAGAGCTGCTTTACCAACGGTGTGAAACCAATCTGCAAGCTCATTATCAGCAGTCTGTTTTCCGCTCCGGTATAGATACTCATTCAAAGTATCTACCTTGTTCTTGGCTTTGAAGTTCCTACTCACATAAAAAGCTGGTTCTTGGAGAAAATAACCGTTCTTAAACGTTACAATCTCTTCAGCATGGTTTTCGACAACCTTGTTAAGAACAAATTCATTCCGTTCTTTGTGGCGGTTAAGAATAGGCTGATAACCGCGCCGATACCAATAAAGATATTCTTCCTCCGTGATATTCTGAAGATGATAGGCCAGAGCTGCATTAACTTCCTTAACAACATTCTCAGAAGTAAGTTCGTCAACAGCAGAGAAAATATCGCGCCGACCCAGGAGAAAATCAGCAAACGTATATTCTTTATTTACTTTTTCTTCTTCCTGAACGCTAGTGTTCTCTGTATCTGCCAAGGCCAGTCACCTCAATGCATATATAATAAGGGGCGGTTAAAAAGTTATCGCGTTCTCAGCCCAACGCTTTAACTAACTGACCCGCCGCAGTTTATATCATAGAAAGGAGGTAATGGAATGAAAAAGCCATGCACGCTATATCCCAACAAAAATTCTATCATTTATAATAAAGGTGTCAAGTAAAATCACTTGACACCTCTTTTGATACTATATAGGTTACAATTAGAACATGCGTTTGATAACTTCCGCTCTATTGCCGCCGAACGTGGTAACATAGTCCACAACCATAGAGAAAACGTCTGGAACGTCATCATGTTTGTTCTTTCCAGCAATAGAGTATGAACACAAGAAATTCATAGCAGTTCTATACTCTTTATCTTCCTTATATTCACTCTCATCTTTGAAAAGACAATGTGCTTTTACCCAACCGGAATTGATCTCAATTCTGGTTTCTTTATTTGTTTGAGTCCACTTTGTCGTGATGTTTGTAATACCGCCAAGTTCTTTGATACGCTTTTGAACGTTTTGAGCGAAAAGTGTCCCGCCACGGTTAGATTCTATACGGCACATCTTCACTTTTCTATCTACCAAAATCCTGGCTACCCGCTCTTCAATTACTTCAACCTTGCCATTATCACAAAGAATGAAGTCAACATAGAAATCTTCTCCATACTGATACAGAACAGGCATAACAGCATAGTCACCGCCTTGCTCTTTCGTATCGCAAATAGCAAACACCGCATCCGGTTCTTGCTCTGGAAGCTCAAAGAATCTCCGCAATTCACTCGGATCATACAACTGACCTTCGCGCTCTATCGGTTCATTACAATACAACGCTCTCCAACTCGCATCATCCATAATATCGCGCTGCTTATGAAGGTCTTCTGTAGTGTAACCCAGGCCATACGGATAATCAAAGTTGCTCTCGTCATTCTCATCAAGAGCGGAGAAACGAATAAACCGCGCTAATGGATCGTCACCGTATTCAGCTTCAAGCCGCCCGATAACATCATGCAAGCTCCATCTTGTAGCTATATGAAGCTCTTTACACCGATCACCAATCTTTCTTTGCCGTAAATCTGTGTAATACTGCTGCCAGAGCTTATCAAGTCTATCTTTGCTCATAGCAGTTTCAATGCCGTCAACAAGGTCATCACAGTAAAGAAGATTCTGCGCTCTTACCCGGCCAGCCAACTGAGAACCAATACTGCCAAACTCCAAAGAAGCAAAACGCTTGCAATCTTT